CACGCTTCCCGGCCACGCCGATGGCCCCGGCAAGCTGACCAACGAGGCAGCGACCGCCGGCAAGGTTTCCGACAAGATTGCTGGTCGCCTCATTGAGGTGGCAGGCAACAAGATCATCGTCACCCTCGACCAGACCGCCGCCTGATAGGAGAAGAAGAATGACTAACTCCATGCAGCGTAAGGCTAAGGCTTCGGACGCTTACGTCCGCGAGATCCTGGCCGCCCAGCGCAAGCTTGGCTCCGACAAGCTGTCCACCGCCCAGAAGCGTGAGAGACTCGCTTCTATGAACCTGAACTCGAGCCTGGGCCGTCACAAGCTGGCACAGTCCATGATTGGCCCGATCCAGCTCAAGCTCCGTTACCAGGGCCTCCTGCGTAACGTCCTGGTTGAGGATGCCCTGACCCCGGGTGTCCCGATCGAGTACGACGTCATGGACGATCGTGGTCAGGCCTACATGCTTCACGGCAACGAGGGTGAAGTCAAGATCACCCCGTTCGAGGGCAAGCGTCTCCCCGTGACCCTCTTCCGCATCGCGGCCTTCCCGCAGATCAAGAAGGAAGACGTGTACTACCTCCGCACCAACGCGATGGAGTACGCTCAGGACGAGGCCAAGCAGGCCATCATGAAGCAGGAGGACTCCCGCCTCGTGACCCTGTTCGAGGCTTCGATGAAGTCCTACCTGGCGAAGAACCCCATGACCCAGACGGGTGAGGCCTTCGTCAACAACGTTACGTTCTCGGGCGATCACCTGACCCCGAACGTCTTCTATGACGCCGTAGCGAACATCGAAGGCAACGAGCTGGAAGCGAAGAGAATTCTCTTCTCGACCAAGCTCTACCGTGACCTGTACCGTTGGGACATCAACACCACGGGTTGGGCCTTCAAGGACAAGGTCGTCGCCGGCGAGAAGGTCCAGGAGTTCGGTGAATTCCAGATCGGCCGTTCGGTGATTATTCCTCCGAACACGGCCTACATGACCCCGGCTCCCGAGTTCCTGGGTGTCTTCCCGGTCATGTACTCGCTGGATGTGGAAGAGGACAACAACGCTCCTCGCTTCCACTACGGTTGGGTTATGGACGAGCTGGTTGGTATGGCTGTCCTCAACCCGCGTGGTCTGGTCAAGATTTCCAAGGCCTGATTCAACGTAAAGGATGGAGAAGGGGATCATCTCTTCTCCATCCTTTGCTATATGTCAAGAAGGAATAGGGATGGCAACCAAGAAGCTCAAGAAAGGAATCCTCTCTCCGGAGGATCTCCCCTACGTCGTCGATGAAGTTCTCTACGTTAGAAACAATCTAACTGCGAAACTCATCCACACCTCCCGAGACGAAGTCTCTCTCGAAGTAGGCCCGTCTCACTCGGATGAGAACACTCAAGTTCTCCCTATCGAGATCGCTAAGGCCCCTGGCTTCCAGAAACTTTGGCGTCGAGGGGATGTGACGGTTTCCTCCGACCCCAAATGGGCGTATGAAGTTGTGGATAAGGAAACGTATGTCCACCCTGGAGTCCTCTCTCCGGACGAGGTTCTAGAAGCGACTCCCGGCTCGAACGACTTCACGATCAAGGAAACCCTTGGTGACGTAGGCATCGACTTTGAAATGGGTGAAGACAATGCCTAAGGCTAAGAAGGAAGAAACCCTCGACCTCGAGACTCCCATCGAAGAGGTAGTCGAGACTCCCGCCGAGGAGACCAAGGAAGAGCCTAAGGCTAAGGTTGAGCCTAAAGCCGAAGAGGCCAAGGTCGAAGAAGTCAAAGCCGAGAAGCCTAAGGTAGCCGAGGTTAGACACGAGGTGGCTAAGCCGGTTCTCACCACCGAACTCTTCGCCGTACAACACACGAGAACCGATTACTAAGACACTCGATAGGAGACTCGAATGGATGAAGAAGTAGTATCGTCTAATATCTTCCAAACCCAAAGCGTTATTAGACGTCAAATCTCACGCTATCTCGAGTCTCCTATCGGTCTTCGAATCCTCGGACCCACCGGGGCGTTATGCGACCCTGATTCCACTCCCGTAGTCACTGTAGACTTCGAAGGCGATTTAGCCGACAAAACCAACTACGAAACCTCCCTCCCCTCTCCGGAGGTAGTCCGTGAAGAGGAAGGCGTCTACTCCTCCACTATTCCCCTTGAAGCGGTTCAAGAGATTGGACTTCTCCGAGTCACTTGGACCTACACAATCAAAGGACACCAAGTAAAGTTCAAAGAGTACTTCGAGATTCTCGAGTACATGCCTCTCTACCAATCGCTCACCGAAGGCGAAAAGAGCATCGTGGCTCGAGTAACCTACCTCTTCGGTGACCTCATGGACAACACGAGTGGAGGCGTCCCGTCTTTCTACGAGGAGTTCCAAACCCACTTCTCCTATGAGAGACTTGCTCAACTCCTGCAAATCTCGGTGGATAAGATCAACTCCACCCGTCAACCCGTAACCCACTACTCGGTTGCTGGTGGAACCCCCTTCCCTGAAGAGCACTACGGACTCCTCACTCAAGCACTCTACCTCGAGACCTTGAGACACTTCGTTAGAACCTACGTAGAGCAACCTCAAATCTCGGGTGGAGGCGTAACGTACGCTGACCGTCGAGATTACATGACGAGATGGCAAGGCGTTCTCAGAGACGAAGAGAAGTCCTACAACGATATGCTCGCCACCTTCAAGAAGAGTCTCATGAAACTCGGACGTGGAGCTCTCCTCGTATCGGGTGGCATTTACGGGAGTGGCTCTTCGTTTAGGTCGGGTGCCTATGTTGGAGCGGTTCGAGCAGGTAGATGGTACCCTGCCTCCCCTATGGCGTTAGTGAGGTAGAATGACTCTTGTTCGTCTTCCACGCTATCACAGTGTGTCTAAGCTTCAAAAGCAAGTCATCGACGCACTCAAAACCCAGGGTGAACCCGCCTTCGTTATTCATATGGGTCACTCGGCGGCTCAAGACTCGTTTGAGAACCGGTGTCCTTCGTGTTTTGACCCGGTCTACCTGCAGGCCTCCTACTCAACCGAGTGCCCCTATTGCTTTGGCACGGGGTTAGATCCCGCGGTCATCCAAGCGACTCTCACCTATGTGATCTTCTCCGACAACAACAACGACGAGAAGATCACGAAGCAAGGCGAGTTCCTCCCTGTCGAGTCCACAGTAGTCATGGATGGCCTTGTTGAGGTGACTCAAAACGACTTCATTCTTCGAGTCGACTCCTGGAGAGGTGATGTGCCTACCTCTCCGGTCGAGGCTTTCACGATTAGCCGAGTGTCTAAGACGACTCTTAGGGATGGAATGAGGAGAGGCGACTACTCCGTAGACATCATCCAGCAAAAGGGGTCGGTGAATCGCCTCACAAACACTCATCCGATCTACAAACTTCTCCTCGAGCCTTGGGAGCAAAACAAAGAACCCTCCTTTAGGCCTTCAACTCCTGTTAGACTCACTGAGAAGCTTACCACTACGCCTGTTTTTGAGGAGCATTCGTATGAGAGTCTTCAAGGTTTCTAAGGGACTCTCCCAAAAAATCGCCGATGAAGCGGCTTCGAGGGCTTGGGAAGCTACTTCTAGGAGAAAGTGGACTACGGGACACAAGATTGTTCCGGTCGGAGAACTAGGAGCGGCTTCTCTACGCGTTCCGAGACACTACCTCTACCAGGAATACGGTACGAGACCCTTCGATATGACCTCTCTTGAAGGAAAAGTAGTGCCTCTACCCCAGGGTCCCAGGAGAGTCAAGGGTGTAGGCCAACCTGGATGGGTGACTTTGCCTGGAGGAGTGCGTGTTTTCCGGGAGAGAAAGTGGCATCACCCGGGAATCAAGCCTACCTATCTTCTTAGAAGTTCACTCAGGGACGCTATCCTGGAGTTTTGGCCCGAGATCCAGGGTGAAGCGGCCAAGTTCCTACTCTCAAAAGACGGTGAGGTTGTGTAATGACGGTCAAAAACTATAGCACTTACAGCGTTTTGGAGGCAGTGAAGAGAGCCGGAGTCACTGCTCTCCGTAAGGGCCTAAACTCGAACTACTTAGGTCCTCAAGACGCCTTAGCGATGCTCAAAGACCAGATTAGCATGGAGTATCCGGAGAGAGAGACGCAATATCCAGGCGTTTGGGTGAGATTCTCCTTCTCGCAGTTGCAAAGACTCTCGCTCGACCCCACCTTCGTGGAGGAAGGCACTTCAAAAGAGTTCCAACTCGGGTCTTTTAAAGGGCGAATGTCCTTTTCAATCCTTGCTCTCTCCTCGAAGGACCGAGACCAAATCGCTGGAGCCCTAATCCACACTTTCCTCTTTGGTAGAGAATCCGAGACGGGTGGAGGCTTCCAATCCGAGCTTTCGAACAACGACTACATCAACATTACACCCCAGGAAGCCCTCCTCACGCCTGGAGGCCAATCGGAGACCATTGGAACTCCCTGGGACCCGAACAAGATCGTATATGAGGACTCCTACTCCCTCAACATTCAAGGCGAGTTCGCTTCGAACATCAAGACCGGCGAACTTGTCCCGTTGAAGTCGGTCGAAGTCATTCCAGAAATTAAGGACCAGGCGTGGGTATAATTTCCCTCCTGGCAAACTACGAAAGAGTAGAAAGAAAGGAGAGGGTATGCCCGACTACACCGTACCCGGTATTCTAGTACAAGAGATTGAGGGGCCGATTATCGGAGCCCTCACGACTTCTTCGAGAACGATTGCTCTTCTCGGTGAGACCCAGGGAGGTGTTTCCGGAGTCGAAAGAGCTCGCGCTTCCGCAACTGTGACACTCTCTACGGCGAACATCGTCAAGGAGTCGATCAAGGTCTTCAAAGAGGCTACGGGTGAAGCCTACACTCTTACGACCGACTACGCAATCGAGCAAACCGGCAAAGAGACGAAGATCAAGCCGGTTGTCGCCAAGATTCCGAACGACACGGACTTGAAGGTCACCTTCCTCTCCGTTCCGGACAACTACTACGATGCCACCATCTTCACGGCGACCGAGGACCTAGCGGAGCGTTTCGGCCCCGCTTTCAAGGCTACCGGAGAGGTTAACTCTCCTCTTACCCTCGCTGGCCAACTCGCGTTCGTCAACGGAGCGTCCTCCATCCTCGCGGTAGCCGTTAAGAAGACCGGCGACGCTGTTAAGGCATCCGACTTCGAGGAAGCACTCGCGAAGGTTTCCGGTGAGAGAGTCTCGATCATCGTACCGGTAACCGATGCCTCCTCCATTAAGGCTCAAGTCTCCGCCCACGTCACTCGAAACTCCGCCAATGGAGCGGAGAGACGAGCGATTCTCGGCCTGGATGGTACGGTCTCCTCGGTCACCTCCGAAGCTCGTAAGACGGCGGCGGAGTCGATTCGAAACGCTAGGGTTCTTCTCGTCTCGCCTTCGGCTATCTCCCTCTACGTCTCTACGGCTAACAACACTGTTACGGTTGGCGGCCAGTACGTTGCCGCGGCACTTGCCGGTTTGGCTTCGAGCCTTGGCCCGGCCATTCCTCTCACTCGCAAGTCGATCGTAGGCTTCCAGTCCATTCCTCGCCAGGAAGCACCCGCCGTTAGAGACCTCGAAACCCAATCCGGTGTCACGACTCTCGAGCAAGCGGCCAACGGGTCCATTAGAGTACGCCACGGTGTAACGACCGATCCCTCCTCGCTTACTACTCGTGAATGGTCTATCGTAGGCCAAAGAGACGCCATGGTCTCCGCCGTCCGCGACACTCTGGACAACGATGGTATCATCGGTTCGCTGATCGACTCCCTGACGCTTTCCAACGTCAAGGCTTCGGTTGACACCGCACTCCAGGGACTCGTCAACGCTGGTACGATTCTCTCGTACACCGACCTCAAGGTTCGCCAGTCCCCGTCGCAGCCCGACCACGTCGAAGTCCGCTTCGCCTGGAGAGCCTCCGTCCCGATGAACTACGTCGTAGTCCGTTACGCGCTCAACATCACTTCCGGATCCCTCGAGACCACCGAGAACTAAGGAGAATTAAATGGCTGATTCTAACGTACGTGTCGGCGGATCTGGATGGACCGCCTTTACCTGGAGAGGCCAGCGTCTTGCTTGGCTTCAGGTCATTTCGGACACCGCACCTCGCCCGGTTGCTACCCCGAAAGCCATCCAGCCCCTCGATGCCGAATACCCCGTCGAGATCCTCACTCCTAGAGCGATTGGCGCAGGTACTCTCCAGTTGACCAACTTCGAGCTCTGGAACGAGTCCGTTTGGCAGCAACTTCCTGGACTCGAGTCGGCTTCCGATATTCTCGATGTCTTCAAGACGCAGGTAGCTCTCGGAAACATCTCGTGCCAGAAGATCATCAAGAAGCCTGGTGGTGGACAGCGCATCAAGAACTACTATGGATGCACCATCACGGATATCCAGGACTCCGAGCAAATCCGAATCGACACGATGGAGCTCCCGAAGTCCATCACGGTCATGTACACTAGAGCGAAGTGGCTTAACTAACACTTCGACTTCATAATTTGCCCCTCCCCTTCCACCATCCCGAGGGGAGGGGTTCCTGTTAGGAGAAACTAATGACGGACGAACTCACTCCCGAAGAGGTAGAGAAGATCACTTTCACCGAAGGTGAGGAGTCTCTACTCAAAACCCATCTACTCAACGGCTCGAGAACGAAGGTGGTCGAAGTCTTAGGCCACTCCGTTCTTCTCCGCACTATCTCGGTTCGTGAGGAACTCGAAGTCATCTCGCTCATTAAGGAGTGGGAAGACACTCGAGGGTTCTCGAAGGCTTTCAAGACCGCGGTTCTCGCCGCATCCATCGTCACCATCGACGGTGAGCCCCTCTACACTCCCTTCTCCACCGAGGAGAAAGCAACTCTCCCCAAGAAGTTCGAGAAGGTCGGGAAGTTCTACCCTCTCTTCGTCAACAAGATCTACGAAGGATTCCGTGAACTCGAGGAAGACACCGACAAACTTCTCCAGAAACTCACCTCGGGAAAAGACTAGAGCCTAGACTTGAGTCTTTTCTTCGTCTAAGCAAGGAGTCTGGGAACCTTCAAGGCGACATAGACAAGATTCAGGTCTGGGCGCTCTCTTACCTTCTCCACATGGGAGACTACAACGACTACAAGCGAGAGTTGAACTCCTTGAAGTTCCAGGCGTACTTCCAGAACCCCGAACTTTTCTTCAAAGCCTTCCCCGAAGAAGGTAAAGAAACGGACCCGGAGGATGCCTCCCTGGAGATTACGAAAGACGAACTTCAAGGCTTAGACGAACTACTCTCGAGTTTCGGAGAAGTAGAACTTAGAGACCCGCAGTTAGAGGAGTGGACCTAGTGAGTATTTTTGAGAACGACGAAGTAAGTGTCTTAGCGCGTCTCGAGTTCGGAGCGGACGATTCGAAGGAAGAACTCCGCGTTATTCAAACCGAAGTCCAGGAGCTTTCGGACAAGTTTAGCATCCTCTCCCGCTACTCCACCGAGTGGAAAGATGTCCTCAACCCCATCTCGAACTTCTACGGTGAAGTCGCCCAAAAACTCGAGAAGACTCTAGACAACCAAAAGGACCTCGCCAAGTACCAAACGCTCCTCAATGAGGGAGTCGAGAAGTACAACGAGCAACTCGAGAAGAGAAGAGACCTCGAATACGAGATCATCAACCAGCGGGAGAAGGCTCTACCCGAGACGAGTTACTCCTCCGCTCCTCCACCCACCAAACCTCCCGTAGACACCGATACCCTCCCGACTCCTCCGGAGGAACCCGAGAGACCTTCACGTCCTTCTAGACCCGAGTCTTCCTCAGGGGACGGGTTCTCGATTGGAGACTTAGGCAAACTCAAGAACGCTGGCCAAGCGGCTTTGAGAGGTAGAGGAGTGGACGGGTTAGCGAATGTTCTCTCAAAGTCAGGTGGCTTCCTCGGTGAGCTCGGCTCAGGTCTAGCGGCCGCTGGCCCCTGGATCGCCGGGGCAACCGCCGTTATTGGTGGAATCTATGAAGGCGTCAACACATACGCCGATTACCAGAAAGAGGGCCAAAAGAGAGGTCTCTCGGGTACGGACGCGGCTCTCTTCAAAGTTCAGCAAGACGCCGAAATCAAGGCTTTGGCACTTGACCCCTGGATTAGCACCGAACAGGCACGCCAACTCGTCATGGCTGGTCTCAACACGGGTGCTAAGGGTGACAACTACGACAAAATCACCGACTTCTTAACCGAGAATCTCCGGGACATGAATGTTTCTGTTAGCAAGTCGATGCAACTCATGAAGGCTTCGGTCTCCGAAGGCTCGATGTCTATCGAGAACTTGAGTGCTACGATGAAGAACATTAGAGCGGATGTAGGAGAGAGGGAAGGCGACCAGGAGGCCGCGTTAACCCGTGCACAATCCGCCGCCGAAACCGCTGGTAAAGTGGGCTTGAACGCCGATGCTACTTCCGCTCTCATGGAGGCTTCGGGGAATATGCTTGGAGGTGCCGAGGTTTCGGAGGAGAAGAGGACGAAGTTCTCCAACGCTCTACTCTCAATCGGTGGAGATGACCCCTACACTTCCATGATTTATAGCCAAATTGCGGCTCGTAGAGGTATTGACGTCTCGCAAGTCACCGAGCTCTCTTCCGAAGAGTTCGTCCCTGAGTACTTCACTGCGGTCGGTGAGTACCTCAAGTCTATGGAGGGGTCAAACCCGCATGAGACCTACGAGATCGCTAAGTCGGCGATTCCAGCGGTCAAAAACATGTCTTTCCAGGAGTTCCAGGACTTCTACAACACCTTCACCGACCCTGAGAAAACCAAGCAAGCGGTCGGTATGGACGAGATCACCTCGAGAAACAAGGCTCAAGCGGTCGATGCTAAGGACATGGATAAGAGTAAGTCGGGTGGAGCGATTGCCGGACAAGGCCTCAAGATCCACACTGACACCGATGCATGGTACAACATGTTCGGTACGGACAATGACGTGGTGACCAATTGGGGTATGGAGGGTGACGAAACTGGTGCCATCCTCGGAGCGGCATACAATTCCGGAAGCCTAAGCCAGGTCGTGTGGAAGGACTCCCAAGGTAGCGAACACACACTCCAAGAGTACTACGATGCTTTGAAGGAAGAGCAAAGAATTGGAGCGTCAGGTACCGATGCCGCTCTTACGAAGGCGCAAAACTACCACGAAGAACACGCCTGGATGGATGACCTCGACACGGCGGATGAAGCCAACAAGATGGCTTGGGGTGTCAAGACCGCTACGGGTGAAGTCAACTACAACACTGGTCTGGGCCTTGCGCAGATCGTGAACTCGGCTAAGAACGGTGTCTCTCCTCAGGACCTCATTAGTGGAACCTCTGGAAAGACTTCCGCCGAAATTACGCTCTCTCCCGAAGCGAGACGCTGGTTCTCGATCAACGATCCCGAGGGTGGAACTCCAGACGAAAAGAGAACCCGAGAAGGGAACTCCCCCTCCAACGACCCGAAGTCGAAGAGAGGTGACTAATGACTACGACACTTTCGGCACCTGGAGGACCAGGCGGGTTCACCTTCCCGTTTGACCCCGACTCTTTCACCTGGAGATATTCGCAGAAGACGACTTCGCAGGATACGCTGGGTGGAAGAGTAGTCCAACTCCTAGGCATCTCCATCACTGGTCTAACGCTTCAAACCCACTTGAGGTCACGGGAAGAGTTTCACCGCTTCATCCGCTTCGTGAGAGACCTCATCGCCTGGCAAACCGACGACCTCGAAGAGAAGAGAACGGCGCGTCTTTTCTACTCGAAGAGAAATTGGAGCTTCTCGGTCTACGTCCAAAGTCTCAACATCTCCGATAGTCTCGAGAACGTGACTTTCCCCGTCTCTTTGACTTTCGCAGTCGCCGAAGACGAAGACCTCACTCCAGTTCTCAGCGAACTCAAAACCGAGGCGTTGACGAAGATCCAGGACGGAGTCGGGTACGTCGCCGAAAACTACTCGAGTCCCGAAACGGACTACAACAAAGAACACGCCGACGAAGCACTCCACTACGAATACGATGAGAGTGCCAACAACGGAGCGTCCGGAGGTTCGGCTACCGCAACGGGTTCGGCGGCAAGCATCATCGAGTTCGCAAGAAACGCTATCGGAACACCGTACGTTTGGGGTGGTGAGTCTTCGGCGGGTTACGATTGCTCTGGACTCACTCAAGCGTCCTACCGGTCTCAAGGCAAAACGCTTCCTCGTACGGCCGCCCAGCAATACCAGGCGACTACGTCGGCTAAGATCCCTTATAGCCAAGCCCAACCTGGTGACCTCCTCTTCTGGGGAGGCTCAGGTGGAGTCTACCACGTCGCAATCTACACGGGTAACGGGCGAATGATCCACGCCCCTGTTCCTGGCGACGTCGTCAAAGAAGTACCCGTCTATTTCTCGAACATGATGCCTTACGTAGGGAGAATGTAATGCTTATCCCAAGCTTCCCCGTCTCTGCACCTGTGAAACTCCCCGTGAAGGAGGACTACTCCGCGGGTGGATTCGCCTTCTCGGTCAAAGAAGGCCTCTACCCCCTCCCCGATAGAGGCACAGAGGACCTCCAACTTCCCGATATTGTAGGCTTCAATGAGTAAGGCATACTTCTCCTGCGCAGGTCAATCGATCTCAGTGGTAGTCGTAGGGTACTCGACTTCTCTCGGAACCCAACTTCTCGGCTCGCAGTTGAGAGACTCGAGGCAAAACTACCCGGTTAGAGCTCGTCAAGGTTCACTCTCCCTCAAACTCCAGATGAGAGGCTATGAGGAGCAAGTCTCTTTGGCGGACTTCTTCCGAGGAAGTCATCTTCTCTCCGCGGCCCGAGTTGACCCTCTCGTGAGATTCACCTACCCGGAACTCGGGATGGATTACTTGGGCTACATCCCTGATATTCCTGCCGGATTGACGACTGGAAACTTCTTCCCAACCATCACAGTCACCATGTCTCTCGCCTCTGACCTCCTCATGGGAAGAACCTACACGTCTTCTTGGGGTACTTCGTGGGATAAGGTCACTGGAGACAAAGTCAACATCGACCGGTTGAGACAAAAAGATGCCTCCAAGAAGTCGTCAAGCAAAGACAAAGCCCTAGAAAATAACCCGCCTGAGAAACCGCCGGCCTACTTGAACGACTGGGAGTAATGT